TCAGTCATTGATCTCAAGACTCCTGAAAGGTCCGGCTCCGAAACGGTCGGAAATCTGCGCGACGCTGAGCGTGAAGCCCCCGTCGCTTCCATCGAGCGCGCGTTGCGCTGCGCTGTAGCTCCAGCTGGAGGTTCCGACGGTTTCTTCCCTGAGGACAACGCCGCCCGCCTCGACCCTGAGCAGGTAGAGCTCCCGCTCCTCGCCCAGAGGCACCTCGTAGGCCTGCCAGCTGTCTCCGTCGGTTCGGGTTCGCCGTACCCAGTTGAAGCGCTTGGTGCCGCCGGCATCCGTCGAGACCCGAAGATGCGCCGGCCTGTAGGGCCGCAGCCCCACCCCGTCGAAGGACTCGACCATGTGGGTGTACGAGGTGCCATCGTAGGATTGCGAGGCCGGCCCGACCCGGTAATGCCGATCCAGCCCACGCAGCGCATCCGCCATCTCGATCTGTTGCGGCGCGCCGTCGAGCAACACCACGAGACTGCCGACCGGCCACTCCGCTGGCATCACCCCGTCGGTGCCCGCCTGCCCCCGCAGGCGCAGGCCAAGCTCGTAGGTGTCGGTCTCGACCAGCGTCGCCTCGGCGAACTGGAACACCTCCCAATTCGCCCCACCGGCATCCCCGATCGCGGCCACGTTGGCACCGTTCAGCATCGCGGTCTCGGTGACCGACGACAACAGTCCCGATCCGAACCGCACGCGCAAACCAGCCCCTCGGTCGAGGACCCCCGGCTCGGCCCGCTGCAGAATGCTCTCCGTGATGCCGATCGTGGCGCGGCTCTCGACCACGCTGTTCAGCTCGTACCCGTCATCCTCGCTCGAGGAATACAGCGCAACACTCCCCGGCCAGGGCCGCGCGGTCACGGCCAGATGCGGTGCGACGGGATCCTCGCTGCCGGTCAGAAGCGGAAGATCCATCAGGACGGGATAGACCGGCATCGGCGCCAGATAGGGCTTCAGGCGCAACCCCTCGGCAACATCCGTCGCGGGCCTGTAGACGCCGGGTTCCACGCGCACCGCCTCGAGGCTCAGCGCCTCGCCTGCCTCTGCCCGGTCCACGCGATACAGAGCCTCGCTCCCGTCGCTCGAAATGCGGACAACGTCTCCCGCAACCACGTCGCGCCGGGAGGGCGGCAGCTCCAGCCGAACCGTCTCCCTGGCGACACGCGCCTCCGCGAGCCACCTCTCCACGACCCTCTGCGCCTCTGCCCCGGAGAGCGACATCGGCAGCTCGGAGGTCGACACGACAGCATCCGTCTCGTCCGGGAATACGGCCTCCGCCGCCCGAGTGTCGAAATCACCCGCTGCCTGCACGTAGTTCAGGCGTACACGCCCCGACATCTCGGCCTCCGGCGCCCGCACCTTTTCCACCCGTCCCTCGAGTTCGGATGTGTAGGCCACCCACTCCGGATCGATGTCCAGATCGACGCGCCCCGTGCGGGTCCGGAAATGCAAGTGTCCCTCATGCTCGCTCGCATCGAACCCGTGCGCCAGCATCAGCGGCTGGATCGCGGATCGCGCCCCGGCCACCTCCTCTATGGCATAGCCATGCACGATCCCGTGCAGCGACGAGACATCGACATTCCCGACCCCGGAACGGGCACAGATCTCGGACACAACCGCGGCAAGCGTCTCGGAACTGGTCCGCCCGTTCAGCCAATGGCCGGTGACATAGTTCTCGCCATCCTGCCAAAGCGTATCATTGCCGGGAAAACTCGGGAACGGGCGCGCATCCCATGCCCAGACATGGGCCCTGTCCATGTCCACCATCGGACCGCCGTAGAGGGACGAGACCGGGTTGTTCCCCGCCTCCCGCCAATAAAGATGCATCGCCCGCAAATATTGCGCCTGGATCAGGTCATCCCGCGTGCCGCTCGAATAATGCGGCACGGTCGACTCCGAAGACTTGGGATCGACGAACTTGTTCGGCTCGTTGGTGCCCTTGTCGATCGCCGCGCAACCGAGTTCCGTGAACCAGATCGGCTTGCTCTCCGGCTCCCAATCGGTCGGACCATTCTGGCGGACGCCCCCGATGCGCTCATGGTGCCGGTTCTTCCACCAGTTCAGGATGTCCTTGTAACGGAACACCCAGGGCTCGCCATGCGCCCCATCGGTGATCGGCACCCGGTCCTGAGCGTCTCTCCCGGCCTCGTCGGCATAGTACCAGTCATACCCTTCGCCGCCGGCGATGTTGCTGCGCAGGTAGCCAACATCGTAGATCGACTGCCAGTCGACATCTGCATGGTCGGGCCCGTCGCGCCAATCGGACAACGGCATGTAATTGTCGATCCCGATGAAGTCGATTTCCGGATCCGCCCAAAGCGGGTCGAGATGGAAGTAGACGTCCCCCGTCCCGTCCTGCGGCTGATATCCGAAGTACTCACTCCAATCGGCCGCATAGCTGATCTTTGTTTCCGCTCCGAGGATAGTCCGCACGTCAGCCGCAAGCCGCCTCAGCTCCGCCACGGCCGGGAAGCTTCCCTCCTCGCCGCGAACACGGGTCAGGCTGCGCATCTCAGACCCGATGCAGAACGCATCCACCCCGCCCGCCAGCGCACAGAGATGCGCGTAGTGCAGAATGAACCGCCGAAACGACCATTCCTGCGGGCCGATCATGTCCACCGTCGAGGAACCGGGCGCGAAATCCGTCACCGTCGCCTCGCCGAAGAACTCGAGCACCTCGTCCGTGGCCACGGCCGTTTGGTCCGGGCTGCCCGGCAGTCCCGGAGCCAGCGAGGTCGTGATCCGGCCGCGCCAGGGCAGCACGCTCTGACCCGTGCCGCCCGTCCAGGGATCGGGGAGCGCATTGCCCTCCATCTGCTCCATCAGGATGAAAGGATAGAACAGCACCTCCCTGCCAGCGGCCTTCAGCGCACGGATCGCCTCGATCACGGACTGGTCGGTCGGCGTGCCACCATAAACGGCCCGCCCGTCCTGCTTTGGCACCGTCCCCGCATCCGCCCGCGGAAGTCCGCTGACCCGCCACGGCATCCGGTTCCCGTCAACCTCCGTCTGCTCGACCTTCGGCCGGATCCGGCAGGAGCCACAGCGCAGATCATCCCCGAACCAGGAAACCACCAGCGAAACGGAACCGCACTTCGGCAGTTCCTCAGTCAGGTGCTCCAGCGAGGTCGCAAAGTCCGTCTTGCCGCTCGGAGAATTGACGTTCGCAGAGGTTTTCCAGCCGATCCCGTTCGAATACTCGACCGGCGTGGTCGCCAGCGCATATTCCCCGGTGCCCGGGATCATCGCCACCGCACCGATCATCTCCGACAGGCTCCGTGCCTCCTCCCGAACATGGGCGGAATCGGTCGCCCGGATCACCTCGAAGGAGAACTGCGGCACGCGATTGCCAAAGGCGTCAAGCTGGAGATCCTCGAAAACCACATAGGCCAGCCCGCGGTAGGCAGGCGCATTCTCGGTGCCCTCCACCGCCTCGATCTTCGGGTCCGGCAGCTGGTCCTCGGTCCCGGAATAGACCCGCATGTTCAGCCCGTCGCGGTCAAGTTCGACCCCATCGGCCCAGATGCGCCCCACGCGCAGGATCTCGCCCTCGCAGAGCGCAACCGCGAGGCTGACGGAGTATCGGTAGCTTTTGGTCGTCGTCCCGCCGCCACCGCCCTTCCCGCCCACGGTGCTCGTTTTGGACTTCTCGCGGAATTTCGAGGACCAGATAACCTGTCCGCCAAGGCGCATGCGCCCGTAGACCTGGTTGATCGCGGTCCCTTCGCTCGCACCCGTCAATCGGAAGCGCTCCAGCCGGCCGGTCTCGATGACCTCGCTGCCCCCGCCCATCAGTCGCTGGTCGATCACCCTGCCAAGCGTCGCACCGACGGCACGCCCGATGACAGCCGTGGAAATCCCGAACGCCGTGCCGCCGACCGCGCCGCCAATCGCCGCGCCGGCCGCCGCAAGTACAAGTGTTGCCATCATCGAACTCCTTGCGGAAATGCGAAACGCGCCACAATGCGCTTCCTCCAGGGATCGGAGAGCGCGGATTCCAGCACGCTGTGACCGCTGTAGGCGTGAATGAAACTCGGCCGGCCATCCCGCTCGGCGACGATCCCAAGATGCTTCGCAACACCGGCCGCGCGCATCCGGAACAGCACAACCTCACCGGGCCCCGGTGTACCCGGAAGCTCGAGACGGACCAGGTGCCGCTCTGCGGCCCGCCAGAGCCGCTCGTCACCGGCTGCCTCCGACCAGTCCTGCGTGTAACCGGGTACGGCTTCCGGCTCCTCACCGAAAAGCTCCCGCCACACCCCTCGGACAAGCCCGAGGCAATCGGCACCCGCGCCCTTCACCGAGGCCTGATGGCGATAGGACGTCCCGATCCATCCGCGCGCCAGGCCAACAATGCGGGCCCCGTCCTCGACGGCCCCAACCGACATCGCTTGAGGGTCAACCATTGAGGCTCCCTCCATCGTTGTTGTCGTCCTGTTTCGGATATGCGGTGAGCCAATCCTCGCCCGGAACATGCGGAAAGCCGCGAAAGTTCAGGAAATTGCTGAATTTTTCCCGGCAAGTCAACGCCCGCTTGTCGCAGCCAGCCTCCAGCCGGACCGTGTCTCCGACCGCAAAATCCGAAGGCAACGCCTGCCAAAGCTCCACCACACGCGCGCCATCCCCGAGCCGGTCTCGCTTGACCAGCCCAATCAGCCCGCTGGCGACCCCGTCCCGCACGACAAGCCGGCCCCGTTCGAACCAGCGGTCTTCATGCTCGCCGGCATCCGGAAGCGTGAGCACCGTGCCACCCGAGATTGAGAGCACGATGGCCTCGAGCGCAAAGCCCGGAGTGTCAGTGTCGAAACCACACCGGACATCACCGAGCACGGCAGAACAGGTGGATTGATAGACATTCCCCTGCGGCTGGTTCAGCCCCTCCGTCACACCGCGAAGCTCCGCCTTGAACAGATCGCCCGACCGGGTGACCTCGCCGAGACTTCCCCCAAACTGGACCATGCGGTCCTCCGTATCCTTCCAGTTCACCAGCCATGAGGTCACCGCCGCGCCGTCGTAACGCCCCGCACCGATGTCATCCTCGGTGATTGCCGACCCGCTCAGCGCGCCCACGGCCTCGGTGTTGTTCACCGCCAGCCCGGTCGTCTGCTCGAGCGCCGAGGCAGTAAATCCGGAGGCCGCAGCAAATGTCATGCCGTCGAACAGGACGTCGACGTCGTGGTCGGTGAACCCCAGCTGTTTTCCATCCTTGCGGACAACCAGCCAGCAGCGGCAAACCGTCGTGCAACCGCTCGCGAGATGCTCCAGCAGACGCTGGCCCGATGCACTGAACACCGCCATCAGACCCGCACCTCCACGACCGGCACATCCGGGATCTCCCCGGCTTCGAATCCCACGGCCGAGATCCGGATGGACTCGGTGTCGAACCGGACCGGCACGTCGAACTCGAACCCGGCCGTCACGCTGGCCCCTATCACGGGGGCGGTCGCAAAGGTCACGATCCCGGTCGTTGTATCGACGCTCCAGGCAGTGTTCGAACTCTGCGCCACACCATCGACGGCCACGCGCACCGTGCCGGCCACGGGCTTTCGGATCGGACGGACATATTCGGAGCTGCCCGACAGGTAACGACGGCTGAGCTGGAATTCTGTCGTTACGCCGTCGCCCTCGCCCAGGATCTGGTCCGTGGCGCTCACGTCCTGCGACGGGAGACTGGACTTGAAGTCCGTCCAGTCCTTCCAGCGAAACCCGTGCAACTGCCCGCTCCGACCTTCGAAGAAGGCGATCAGCAGTTGCAGATCGTCCAGCGACCGCACCCCGACGCCCGCATCATAGCGCCGACGGGAATGGGCCCAGGGCGTGTTGCGCTCCTCGAACCCGTTGGCAAGCGTGACGATCTCGGTGCGCCGCTCCGGCCCGCCGATCGAGCCAAAGCTCAAGGCCGCCGGGAACCTGACCTCGTGAAACCCCATGTCCGATACTCCTCGATTGCCTCACCGGTTGCGCTGGCCGCGGCCGAGCATTCGGCCGACCTGGGCCGCGATCTGCGTCTGGCTCTTGCGAAAGCCCTCCGCATCCGGCGTGGAAATATTCATGACGACCTGCACCGACCGCGAACTGCTCCCGTCTGCCTTGACGCCAAGCTTGCCATCCGCACCGCGGGTCAACGGCATGATCGCCTCAGGCCCCGCCTCGCCCATCAGCCCGGTGCCACCGCGCATCGGAAAGGTCGTGGGCGAGGTCACGACACCTCCCTTGGCAAACGGCATCACCCGCCCCTGGCTGAAGCTCGCGCCATTTGCGAAGGCGGCCGCACCGACCCCGGCTATACCGGAGGCGATCATGTCGCTCACCTGGCCCGTCACCGGCTTGATCGCGGCCGAGTAGGTCGCGTTCACGATCGACTGCGCGACGAGCTGCAGGGCGTCCGACGCCTTCAAGCCGTCGAACACCAGCCCGTCGAACGCCCGCCGCAACCCGCCGCCAATGCTCGACGACAACGTGCCGACGCTCGCGCTTGTATTCGCCATGTTCAGCTGCATCTTCTGCAGCTCGCCACCAAAGACAGCCACCAGCGAGCCGGCGCCGTTCAAGGTGCTTTCCAGCGCCTCGATCTGCGTGTCGAGGGCCTCCACGTCATCCGGGTCAAGCGCCATCGCCGCCCCCTTTCCATGTATCGGGATAAGCGCGCGCCAGCTCGTCGAGCCGCGCGCGCGTCAACGGTGTCTGGGTGGCGTCCGCCCCCAGCATCACCATCAGTTCCACCGGGGTCAGCCTCCAGAAGGCCTCCGGCGCGAGCCCGAGCTGGCACAGCCCGAGCCGCATCAGGCCAGCCCAGTCCATGCGCTCAGCCCTGACTGTCCGGCAGGGAGAAGGCCCGGGCCAGCAATTGCGCCGCCACCTTCGCCGCCTCCGTTGCGCCGCCAGCCACTTCGACCGTCAGCAGGTCGGCCACGGTCCCGCCCCAGCCGCCGCCGCGCAGGCCGGCGACCACCAGCGCAAGCACATCGCGGGCCGAGAACCGCCCCGCCTCGAAGCGCTCGACCAGGTCGATCAGCGAGCCTTCCGCAAGCCCCGCCTCAAGCTCCGCAAGGGCGCCAAGCGTCAGCTTGCAGACATGCGGCTCGCCGTCGAGGTGAAGCGTCACCTCCCCCGTCCACGGGTTCGCCATGGATCAGATCGCCGAGAACAGCAGCACCCCGGCCGAAGCCAGCGACATCTCGTAGGTGGCCTCGCCGTCATGGCTGCCGGAATACTCCAGCGAGGTGATCTGGAACGCCCCCTCCACCGTGCCAAAGTCGGGAATGATGACCTGGAACATCGGCGTCTCGGCGGCAAAGAACGCCTCCCGCGCCCGCTCGTCGGTCTGCGCGTCCTTGAAGACGCCCGAGCCACTGATCGACGCGCTGCGCACCCCGGCGCCCGCCATCAGCTCGCGCCAGCCGCCTTGGCTCTCCAGCGACGTGATGTCGATCGTCTCGGCGTTGAAACTGATCCGCGTCGCCCGCAGGCCCGCCGCGGTCTGGAACTGGCCGCCGCCAGTCATGTCGATCTTGATCAGAAGATCCTTGCCGGATTGTGCGCCCATGGCCGTTCTCCGTTGTCGTGTTCAAGTTGTTGGATGTCATTCGTCCTCGACCCGCGCCTCGTAGCGCAAGTCGATGCGTCGCTTGGCGCCGGACCCCACGCGCCGGGCCTCGGCTTTGAGGAACCGCATGTGTACGATCCGCCCCCGCATGAGCGCAGGCGGCGCGCCGTCCAGCGCGTCCGATATCGCCACCGCAACGGCCTTGGCCCCGAGAAACCCGCCGCTCTCGCTTACCACGCTGACGGTGAACCGATGCCGCGCCCCGTTGCCGGTCTTGTCGCCCGCCGGAAGAGCGGTCTCGTGCCCGAAACTCACGTAAAGCGAGGGAACGGTGCCGGAGGGAACCGCGTCGTAAACGTCGCTGCCGACCAGCGCCGAAACGCCCGCATCCGCCAGCAGGTGCTGGTAGAGCGCCGATTGTAGCGCAGCAGCCGTGCCATAACTCATGCCGACACCTCCTCTTCACGCGTGAAGCAGGTCAGGAAGCGGCCGCGCGCGTCGGCGTCGGCCACGGCAAGGATCCGGAAAACCCGGGCGCCCTCCCGGAACCTCTGATCCGGTTTCGGCCGGCTCGGCGCGCCCGGTGCCGCCGAGCGGACGGTGATGCGGTAGGGCACGCTGGAAAGCGTCAGGAACTCCTCCTCCGTCTCCTTGCCCGTCCCGGCATTCACCTCGGCCCAGAGCGTCCCGAGCACCGTCCAGCTTTCCTCGAAGCCCCCGGCGCCATCCGGCGTCCGCTCCAGCGTCTCCAGCGTCAGCTTGCGGGTGAGATCCGGTTGCAGCACGCTCATCGCGCGCCCCCGCCCAGAAACCGGACGTTGCGCCAGCGGTCCACCAGAGACGAGACCCCATACGGCATCACCGCCCCGCCCACGCGCATCTCGTGCCGGTATTCGTAGTAATAGGCCGCCAGCAGCATCACCGCCTGTGCGAGATCGGCGGGAACGTCGGCCCAGGTCGGCCCGAACCCAGCGGTGAACTCGATCACCACGGAGCCCTGCGGCGGGATCGTCGGCAGCATGCTTCCCCGCGCCATCATCAGCGGGCGATGGGTGTCCTGCTGCAGCCGATACTTGGACGGATCGACAAGGCTCTCCCAATCCAGGCAGTCAACGATCCTGACCGCGTTGATCACGCTCACCGGCGCCACCGGCAATGTCTGCGCCCGGCCGTCGCGCCAGCCCATCAGGCTCAGGCTGAAATCCCGTTCCAGAAGCGCCTTCCCGGTCCAGGCCTCCACCGCCGCGATGGCGGCCCTCAGGAATGTCTCCAGCAGGCTGTCTTCGGCCCCCTCGTCGGCAAACCCGGTGCCAAGGCGCAGGTGGTCCCTGAAGTCCGCAACCGGCAGTGCTGCCGCAGGCGCTGTGGTCTGCTCGACTAGCATCATGCATCTCTCCGAATGTTTTCGCCCCTCGAAGGCTGTAACGGCAGGCGCGCACCCCGCATCGCTCGGACGGAGGGGAGCAGCTGGACAACGCGGTGAGAACCTCATGGCACGCACCTGCCAACGGGCCCGGCCCCCCGAGGCCGGACCCGTCATTCCCGGAAGCGTCAGCTCACCGAGAATTTCAGGACCTTGATCGCGGCGAAGTCGCTCACGTCGCCACCCACGCGCTTCGTTGCGTAGAACAGAACGTGCGGTTTGGCCGAGAAGGGATCACGCAGCACCCGAAGGTCGGGGCGTTCCGCCACGGTGTAGCCGGCCGCGAAGTCGCCAAAGGCGATGGCGGTCGCGCCACTTGTGATGTCGGGCATGTCTTCGGCGATCAGCACCGGATAGCCCAGAAGCCGCGCCGGCTCGCCGGCGGCCAGACCGTCCGACCACAGGAAGCGACCGTCGCCATCCTTGAGTTTGCGAACCGTGCCGGCGGTCTTGGAGTTCATCACGAAGCTCGCGCCGCCCCGGTACTCCGCGCCCAGCGAATAGACCAGGTCGATCAGCGCGTCGGCGCTGGCAAAGGCACCATCGGCGCCCGAGGCGACATAGCCGATGCTGCCCCAGGTCCAGGCCGCGTCATCCACCGTCGGATGGGTGAGAAACCCGGTCGGTTTGTCCACGCCATCGCCGTTGACGAAAGCCGCGGCTTCGGCGCGGGCGAACTTGTCGGCGATGCGTCCGGCGAGCCAGCCGTCAATGTCGAAGGCGCTGTCATCCAACAGGCGCTGGCTGGCCTTCGGCATCGCGGACAGCTCGTGCAGCGGAATGGTGATCCGCTCGATCTGCGGCGTGTCGGTCTCGATGGAGCCGCCAGTCTCGGTCGCCCAGCCGGAGCCCAGCTCGCCGTGATCGATCAGCACATCGAAGGAGGTGGCTTCGACCGTCACCACGTTGGCGATCGAGCGGATTGAGGCGTCCGACTTGAGCACGCTCTTGATCACCGCGGCGGTCTCCGGGTCGACGAGGTAGCCGCCATCGGCCGCGACGGCGGTGGAGAGCGCCTTGCCCTCAAGGTGCAGCCCGCGCAGCGCGTCATCGTCACCCGAACGCAGATAGGCCTCGAAGGCCTTCTGATGCGGGGCACCCTCGGCCTCGGCGGAGGTGGCAAGCGCCGGGCGTCCGGCAATCATGGTTTTCCGATCCAGCATGGTCAGTCGCTCTTCCTGCTTGTGAATTCGTGTCTTGATGTCGGCCTGAAAGTCCCTGAAATCGTTCAGGAACCCGATCATAGCCGAATTGAGTTCGGGCACATCCTGCCCGGTCCGAGCCTTCGTCTCGGGTGTGCTCATCGCTTGAGTCCTTCCAGCAAGGGCTTGGGGAGGTTGGCGCGGATCACTCCGCCGCCAGGTCACGGCGGGCCGCTTCCAGCGCCTCCGCCAACTCGCGCATCAGGCCGGTCTCCGGGGTATCCCCCTTCGCCCCAACCCGCGCTTCGGGAAGCATCGGGAAGGTCACAAGCGACACCTCCCAAAGCTCCAGGTCGTGCAGGAGCCGCTGGCCCCGCGCATCCTTCTCGGCCCGCTTCGTGCGGTAGCCGATCGACAGGCCGTCGATTGCGCCCGCGCCGATCAGCGCGGCCGCCTCGCGGCCCTTTTCAACCTCGGTAAGGATCCGGCCCTTGACGAAGAGCCCGCGCTCATCCTCCCGAACCTCGTCCCAGACGCCGATCGGCTGCGACGGGTCGTGCTGCCACAGCATCTTCACCCGCCGTTCCGCCGAGGCCATTGCCTTGAGCGAGGCCGCATAGGCCCCGGGCTGTACCACGTCGCCGCCCTGGTCGCTCTTGCCGAACAGCGAGGCATAGCCCTCGATCACCGCGCCATCGGTCACCGTCAGCGCGGCCTCCATCTGGCAGAACTTGCGCTCCAGTCCGGAGCCGAATTTCATGTCCATGATCAGATCCCTCTCTTTCGCCCTCAGACACCGCCATCCACGACGGGCGGCAGGCCCAGCAGGGCGCGTTTCTCCGCATCGGTCAGGAAACTCGCGGCCCCGATCCGCGCCCACTGCGCCTCCCGCTCCACGCTGAGCGCCGGGATCTGGTCGAGGTCCGGCGCGAGTGTCACCACCTCGCCCGAGAAGCGGGACAGCCAATCGGCAATCGTCGCCGCCACCCGCGTCGCCAGCGGCAGCACGGTCAGCCGGTAGAACGCCCGGTTCGCCTCCTGGTAATTGGCGTAGGTCATGTCGCCCGGGATCCCGAGCAGCATCGGCGGAACCCCGAATGCTGTCGCGATCTCGCGCGCCGCGTCCCGCTTGGTCTCCTGGAACTCCATGTCCGACGGCGAGAACCCCATCGGCTTCCAGTCGAGCCCGCCCTCGAGCAGCATCGGCCGCCCGGCGTTGCGTGCGCCCTGGTGGTGCATCTCCATCTCGCTCAGGAGCCGGTCGTACTGGTCTGCCGTCATCGTCCCCGGTCCGCCATCCGCACCCCGGTAGACAATCGCCCCCGAAGGCCGCGCGGCATTGTCCAGCAGCGCCTTCGACCAGCGCGACGCACTGCTGTGCACGTCGATCGCCGTCGCCGCTGCCTGCATCGGCGAGAGCCCATAGTGGTCATCCTGGGGATGGAAGCTGCGGATGTGGCAGATCGGGGCGACCTCTGCAGCCATGTCGAACCGATGTTTCCGCCCGCCCACCGTGTATTCATAGGCCACGGGCCAGCCGTCCTTGCCCGGCACCAGGTTCATCCGGTCACTTCGGAGCACGTGCAGCTCGAATGGCATGCCTCCCGAGCCAACCGCCTCGATGTATCCGTTCCCGGAAAGCAGGATCTGACCGAAAAGCGCCTCCAGAAGGTCCGCCCGGCCCTGCGCGCCGTTGGGCCTTGCCAGCAGTGACAGGACCGGATGCGTCTCGTACCGACGGCCCGTGTCCTGGCAAACCAGCGGCACCGCCGCCGCAGCCTCGGCGATCAGCTTCACGCAGCGAAACCCGATCGGATTTCCGACGAATCCGCTCTTGGTCAGCGAGGCCGTATCCCTCGGCGACCAGACGACCCGCCCGGCCCCCTGCCAGGCAATGACCGGCCCCGTTGCCGAGGCCTTGCGTTCCGGAGGTGAGGCCGTCTGCGCCTCCCCATCGGACCGTCGCAGGAAATCCAGTACCATGCGCTTTGCTCCTTCGTTTCCCAAGGGGCGCGACGCCCCGGCATTTCTCGTCCGGCCCCCTGCCAAACGGCAGGGGGCGGGCACGCCGGGAGAGGGCGCGCGCTCAACCGGCGCGCACCACGATCTCCCGTCTGTCTCTTGAAGTTTCGCTCCCCGGCGAGAACGTCACGCCAGGCACGTCCAGGACCGCGAAGGCCGCTTGGCCGGCTCAGGGTATTTCCACCAAGAAGAACGGAGCATCGCCCCTTCTTCTTGGCCCAGATAGCCAAATTCCGTCGCCGGCCCTACTCTCCCACGATGACCACTTGGCGCTGCGGGGTCACAGCGTCCTGAGCCTTGGCCGCCGGAATTGCCCCGCCGGCCCGATCATCAACTCCGTCATTGCCCAGACCAAAGCATCGAGCCGGTCGGGCGAGCCCCTGCCCTCGTAGCCGCGCGTCGTCATCCGGCACATCTGGTCCTCGAGGTCGCCAAGCCCGCGCAGGTGCCTTACCCGCCCCTGCTCGTAGAGTGCGGCCACCGGCTCTGCCCGCGCCGCTTTTCCCCTTTGCGCCCGCACAGCCCGAATAGGCAGCATGGGGTCGATCTGGTTCAGTACCGTCTGCACCAGGTCGCCGCCCTGGTTGACCTCGGCCACGAGGCGATCCGCCCCATGCCGCTCCCGCGCCGCCACGGCCGCATGCGCCCAGGCCATCGGGGAAGACGCCGAGACGCTGGCATCTTCCAGCACCCAGGCCACCCAGTCCTTCGGGTCGCCCTTCATCTCTGCGCCGACGACCACGATCCCGCATTCGTCTGACCCTGCGTGGCCCGTCACCGGCGGGTCGATCGCGACGACGATCCGGTCGAGCGCCGGCGGCGCGTCCCTCCGCGCCCGCTCGATCAGCTCCGAGGTCCAGAGTGCGCCCTCGCTGTCCTCGACCAGCACGCCATCCAGTTCCTGGCGCCCAAGACGCGTGCCGCCGTAGCGTGCCTCGACCTCTGCCAGGAAACTCGCGGCCAGGTTCGCCCGGTTCGCCTCGGTCGGCGCCGATGTCACGACCGTCGACTCCCGCTTCAGAAGATCTTTCAGGATCTGCACGTCCCGCGGGGTCGTTGTCACGCATTGCTGCGGATTGTCCCCGAGCCGTAGCCCGAACTGCAGCATCGACCAGGTTTCCTCGGCCTTCTTCCACTTCGCCAACTCGTCCACCCAGGCACAGTCGAACTGTGGCCCACGCAGGCTCTCCGGCTCGTGCGCCGAGAAGACCTGCGCCACCGCTCCATTCGGCCAGACCAGCCGCTTTCGGCTGGCCTGCCAGTCCGGCACGCGGTCGGGCGGCGAGCAGGCAAGGATCCCGCTGTCCCCGAACACCATCACCTCGCGAACCTGCTCGACGGTCTCTCCCACCAGCGCCACCCTGCGGGCCCGGCCGGCATCCCGGGGCCGCGGGCCCTCGACCTTCGACCGCACCCATTCGGAACCGGCGCGGGTTTTCCCCGCGCCGCGCCCACCCAGGATCACCCAGGTCTTCCAGTCACCCGCCGGCGGCAACTGATGCGGCATTGCCCAGAACTCGAACAGCCAGGGCAAGGCACAGAGCGCCGGTTGGGACAATTGCTCAAGAAACGCCTCCAGCACCTCGGGCGGCTCGGATGCGAGCAATTCTGCTCCCGATCTCATCGCGGGCCGCGGTAAGGTCGAGAGCCTGCTGATGAACATTCCCGACGAGCTTCCTGCGAAGGTCTTCGACATGGCGCGCCTCTTCCATCATGGCGACGGAAGCCTTGCGGAGTTCCGACAGGACCCCCTTGAGCTTCCCTGCACGATCGGTCTTCCCCTGACCGATCTCCTCAATGATATCCGTCAGCTCCCTGGAGCCGCTGCGATAGAGCGTAATGGCCTGATCAAAATACTGGCCGGACTGGTCACCCGATTGCTCGGTTTCGAACGTCTTATCCAT